TGCATCTGGATTAAGAGATACTTTGACTTGGGATGTTTTGTATAGTATGATTGATGTAGCAATATTAGAATATTTGGACATAAATGAAACTCATTATGGGGAGACTGCTGGTAATGAACCTGCTGCCACCTATGAGAAGAACAGACAACAGTTTAAGATGGTAAAATTAGAATCACCATCATGGACAATTGAAGTACCAGTGAGGAAAAATAAATGAGGTTCAAAGCACTTGTACATGTTAGGTTAAGAGGATCTGTATCTGATGCTGCTGGTAATGCAGTGATGAATAATACTAAAAGAATTGCCCCTCTCCTTGAACCTCATTTGTTGAGGATTGGTAAGGCAATTGATTTTTGGTTTGATGCAGAGAGTGAAGAGATAGCAAGGGAGCAATTGGATCTTCTATCTGATAGGATGCTTGCCAATACTGTAATAGAAGATTGGGAATATACTTTAGAAGAAACTAAAGAAACTGGAATAGGAAATATATCTAATGATAATGCAGGTACATCTAAACATCATCTATTTGGTGCATAATGAGAGATGAATTTTTGTGGGTTGAAAAATACAGACCCAAAACAATTGAAGAATGTATTTTACCAGAGAGTATTAAGAAGACCTTTCTTGATTTCCTAGATAAAGGTGAAGTGCCTAATCTACTTCTTGCTGGTCCTGCAGGATGTGGTAAGACTACAGTAGCAAAGGCATTATGTAATCAATTAGGAGTAGATGTTTATGTCATTAATGGATCGGATGAAGGAAGGTTTCTTGATACAATTCGGAATAATGCCAAGAACTTTGCGTCTACAGTATCTTTTAGCAGCGAGTCAAAGCATAAAGTCATCATCATTGACGAAGCAGACAATACCACTCCCGACGTACAACTCCTTCTTAGAGCGAGTATT